GATCCTGACTCATTTCAGGCAAGATCAGCAGGCCGTCCAGCCCTTCATGGCTTGCCATAAAGCGAAAAGAAGTGGATAGCTGACTGTCGCGTACATGCTCCAGTCGTTCCAGACATGGCTTAATCGTCTCACGCAAATAGCGGGAATAAGCCTTTGGCCTGCCCAGGCTGCTGAAGTATTCAATACGTTGCATCAGCGGCTTGCTGATATGGGAAGGCTGGGCGTTAACGTCCGCCAGTATGACCATGTCCGGATTAAAACGCTGCTGCTCATGCGCCAGCTTTGCCCGGCTAATGAGCTTATCCTGCTCCATTTCGCGCTGGACAGGATCACGGGATTCATTAAAGAAATAACGCTCCCAGACCTGATCACTCAGTGCCTCGCGGCGCAGTTGTTCCTGCTCGTTATCGGCAGCGTACAGAGTGATCAGGTTTGAAAGCGCAGAAACCGGCGCAACTTCCGCCGGGTCCAGATAAGGGTTAATAGCCTTTTTCGGGCTGTTCCATGAGAATGCTGCGGCGGCCTCGTTAAAGCCGCTGCAGTTGTTCATATCAGCATGGCTCATGCACGCACTCCGTACACGGCAGAACTATCCACGCCACGCGAAGGCTCAAATCCCACCCAGCAGCGTGCCCCAGAAACAGCGATGATTTCTGTTGCAGATTTACTCTCACCAGCTGCTACGCCGATGCTGCGTTTTGCCTTGATGTAGTGGTGAGTAAAATTGCGATACAGCGAACGGATCAGGGATGTGTCACTGTTAGAAACAATGACCGGATGTCCTTCTGATGACCGATGTTCAAGAACGGATGCCAGGTGATACTGGTCATCTTCAGTGAAACCATCAGTGTGATAGCCGGAAAACGTACCGTCATACGGCGGATCGCAATACACCACATCCCCCGCCTTCAACATCGCCAGCGTTTCATCAAAGCTGGCGCAGATAAACGTTGCTCGCTGGGCCTTTTCTGCAAATGCGCGAATTTCTTTTTCAGGGAAATACGGATTTTTATAATTACCGTAGGGAATGTTGAAATGCCCGCTCTTGTTATAGCGACATAAACCACGGTAACCGTGACGATTGAGATACAGGAAATATACCGCTTTCATGAAATCAGTAATTTCAGTTGAGTAATTAAACTCCTGCCTTATGTTGTAATAAGCCACCTCCCTGTTTGCGATCTCAAATAAAACTCTGGCGCGAGATATAAACGATTCACAATCAGCAGCAACCTTTTTATAGAGGTTGATTAAATCAGGATTAATATCCGCAACAAGATAACTGGGGTAATCCGTCTCCATCATCACAGCACAGGAACCCGCGAAAGGTTCAACCAGTCGCGGGCCAGCAGGAAGATGTTTTTTCAGTTCGGACATAATGGTAGTTTTATTACCCGCCCATTTCAGGATGGTGCTCATACAGCACCTCCGTTGTAATGTTTGCCTTTCAGCTCTGCGATTTCTTGGCAAGTAATGCAAAGCTGCACACCCGGAATGGCGCGGCGTCGTGCTGGCGGAATTGGTGCTTCACACTCAATGCAAAGCACGCGGGACACGCCCGGCGTTTTGGCACGGGCAGCACGGATATGACGCTGACGTTCTTCTTCAACGCGCTGTTGTACGAGATCCATTGCATCAGCCATTAGTGGATCTCCTGCGCTTCGTTCTGGATTGCTTCAGCAGTCACACGCAGCAGCTCTGCCGCTTCGACGTGGTTTAGCTGGCGGGATGTGATATGACACGCCAGGCTATCAAGGCGAGCTGCCATTGCTTCAGCCCTTGCCCGGCGTTCTTCCAGACGAGCCTCTGTCAGTAAAATATTAAGCCCTGCGTCATCCGGTCCGGCTTTGGTCGTGAGGGTTTCAATATTACGCATAATCAATTCTCCTGAATTTAGATAAAGGGATGCCCGGCGGGTTTACGCCATTAATTTCATTAGTTGGTTAATTCGGCATGGTTAGCCGTCTTGGAAATAAGCTCACCACTGCACGAAAATGATTCATTGCTTTAATCAACTCCCGCTTTTCATCAGTGGTCAGCTCATTAATGCTGATGCTATGACGTTCAGCTGGAATTTTTGCCATAAAGAATATGGCAGCCAGTGCCCGTTTATTTTGTTCATTATTGATATCCCGTGGATTACGCATATCTTTAATAAACCGCTCAAGCTCTGACTCAATATTAAGGCCAAAAACTTTCGCCCTTAATTCCGCAATGTGATTAAGTCCATTCAGGCGTTCGCCGGGGCTTAATGGAACAGTCGCCGCAGCGCCTTCAATAGCCATTTGTTCCCCCGTTTTTTCGTTGATAGTTCTGCCAGCAATTCATCTTGTGAACGGCACGGATGCCAGCGTTTACCATCCTTACCCATTATCCAGCCGTGACCGTAGTGCATTGCCGGACTTTGTTTTACCAGCAGCGATGCAAATGATGGTTCTTTCGTCAGCATAAGCACCTCACAGCAAACCGAATGAAGCACCGAGGCCAGTCACGGTATCAACTGCACTCGCCATCGCAGGGTTAGCCTGTAAACGGGCCTGCAATGAAACAGCAGCCAGCGCCATCAGTCGTGTTACAGAGTTAATGCTGCTGATAGCATCACGACGACCTGCACTGGTTTTTACATCGCCAGATACCGCACCTGCAGCAACACGCCCGATCTCTGCGGTTGCACTCATGACGTAATGTGGCAGTTTCTCTTTTGCCACCTCATTAATCGGTACACATGGCAGGCAGTGAATCTGAGCCAGAAAACCATCTACCAGCGTTGAATCTTCAGTCAGATCGGTAAGCAACCAGATTTCTGGTGCAGTTAATAAATGAGGTTGAGCTGGGTTCAGCTTGTTCCGCAGAATCTGCACATTCATGCCTGCACGTTCTGCCAGTTGCACCAGGTTGTGGCGCAGTGCAAAAGCCCTACAGGCTTCATCGAAATGCGGATGTTTGGAAATCTTGTAATCAAACATGGTGCCCCCCTTAGAAAGTTCCCATAATTGAACTTACTTACCAACAATGACTCGGAAGTTGGAATGACCGAGGGATTCACGGACCTGATCGGTTTTGTACATCAGATAACGCAGGCTTACGCGGCCTTTGTTTTTTTCTTTCTTGACCATGTACTTAGCAAGTTGACCATGGTGAATTTTTTGGTAAACAGAGCCGCGGGAAATACCCTCCCACTCTGCGAACTCTGCAGGCGTAGCCATCTCTTTTGGTACACGAATTGAAATATCAGTACTCATAGTGCAGTATCTCTTACTTTGTGTGCGTGTTAGTTCGTTTTAGCCCGTCTCTTAAACTCTCACATCAAGAGACATGAAGACATTACGATCTTGATTCAAGATTGTCAAATGGAGATCACCAATGTTAAACATCAGAATGGGTTCCGATACGGGAGGTAAGGCAGCTATTGAAAGGCTGCTTGAGGCTTATGGATTCACAACTAAGCAGGCATTAAGTGAGCACCTGAATGTCTCAAAAAGCACTATGGCAAACAGAGTGTTACGTGACAGCTTTCCTGCTGACTGGATAATTCAGTGCGCACTAGAAACCGGTGTTTCGTTGCTTTGGTTAGCTACAGGACAGGGAAGCATGAAAGGAGGAGCTGAGCCTGAGAAAAGTTCTCATAATGAGAACAAACAAGCAATTAAACCGTTATCCAAACTCATAACTCCAGCTATTCCTAAAGGAACCCTGGAGAATGGACAACTCAGTATTGATGAAGAGATTTTCCTAGACCACAGCATATTACCTGCAGATTATGAAGAATCGATGTTCTTAGAAACCCCTACTGATTGTTATCTCATCGATAAATCAATTAAACAGGTCAGCAATGGATTCTGGCTTATCAATATTGATGGAATGATTATTGTTGCAAAAATCATGCGGATTCCCGGCAATAAGATTGTAGTAAATCAAGATGAAGCGTCTTTCGAGTGCTCTACTGATGATGTGGAAGTTATTGGGCGTGCAGTCAAAGTAATAAAGAGTATCTAAACATGACTGTCAGAAAACAGCCAAACGGTAAATGGTTGTGCGAGTGCTATCCCAATGGACGCAATGGCAAGCGCGTGCGTAAGCAATTTGCTACGAAAGGCGAAGCCATTGCTTTTGAAAGCTTCACAATGGAAGAAGTGAACAAAAAACCATGGCTGGGGGAAAAGGAAGATCGGCGACACCTATCAGAATTAATTGAGCAGTGGTATTCCCTGTATGGTCAAACACTCGCAGACCCCAAGCGCCTCATGGCGAAACTTAGAATTATCTGTAATGGTCTAGGCGATCCCATCGCCTCAGAACTAACAGCCGGTGACTTTACGAAATACCGCGAAGCACGGTTAAAAGGTGAAGTACGAAATGAAGATGGCACGCTTATGTCGCCCGTTAAGCCCCGCACGGTAAACCTTGAACAGCGCAATCTATCATCGGTGTTCGGTACATTAAAAAAACTAGGACACTGGTCAGCACCAAACCCGCTGGCAGGACTTCCGACCTTCAAAATTACCGAAGGTGAGCTGGCTTTTCTTTCCGTGGACGAAATCAAGCGCCTGTTGGCTGCATGTGCTGAATCTCAAAGCCCGAGCCTACTAATGATTGCAAAAATATGCTTAGCTACCGGCGCACGGTGGAGTGAAGCCGAAAACCTTCAGGGCCACCAAATATCGAAATACCGAATTACTTATACAAAGACAAAGGGCAAGAAAAACAGAACAGTACCAATATCTCAAGATCTGTATCACGAACTCCCCAAAAACAGAGGGAAGTTATTCACGCCATGCAGAAAATCTTTTGAGCGTGCAGTAAAAAGAGCAGGTATTGACTTGCCAGAGGGCCAGTGCACGCATGTATTGCGCCATACATTCGCTAGTCACTTTATGATGAATGGCGGAAATATTCTTGTATTGAGAGATATTTTAGGGCACTCAGATATAAAAATGACAATGGTCTATGCCCATTTCGCACCAGAACATCTTGAAGATGCTGTTACTAAAAACCCCTTATTTAACTTAAAGTGATAAATAAAAATGCATATTCAACAAGAACTCGATGAAGAACTTAATAATCTTTTTGACACTATTAGAAAAAAATCAAGTATTCGACCACCAATTGAGATTGAAAAAAACCTTACTTTGATAGATGACTTCGCTCTAAAATGCAGTAAATTCCGGGGTTGTTTAGTAGATTACATCCAGGAAAATGATAACAGGTTAAGTTTACGCTTGCGCAATAGACTTAGAGCTGTAGATATCATGCAGAAAGAAATCGTCTCGTGTTTAGAGTGTTTTTTATCAGGGGATATTAAGTCGGCATATGACTCATTTGAAAGTATGCTAGAGCCACGAACTATATCTCGTCATATTGAAAATATATGCATACCTCTTTCTGACTTATGTAATGAAGATAAACCATTATTCCGCGTTAGAAAATCTGATACGCCACTTACATCAAGAAGAGATATGTTTCATATTCCGTTCAGTCAGCGTCACTTTGTTAGAGCACAGAGATTTTCAGTTGCTGGTCTACCCTGTTTATATTTAGGAACATCTCTTTATATATGCTGGAGAGAAATGGATAAGCCAGATTTTGATAAGCTATATATATCTGCCTACAAGATCGATAAAAATAATGACTCAAAGGTACTAAATATAGGACCTGATTTTTTATATAAACAGAGATCTATATTAGAGTCAAAAAGAAAGAACAAATATGATTTCAATACCAAACTCTCATATTTAGCACTTTGGCCTTTGATAATTGCATGCAATTATTTAAAAAAATATGACAATGCTTCCTTTGTACAAGAATATATTATCCCCAATCTTTTGATGCAATGGATCAGTCGGAACAGCAATGAGAATGTTGTTGGTATAGCCTACCGCTCAACAAAATTACCTGCTAATGCCTTAGGTAGCAGAGGAATAAATGTGGTACTTCCTCCAAAAGTGCGTTACGAGGAGATGGCCAATAATGAATTTTGTCCAAATCTAGCGAAAATTTTCAAATTCACATTGCCTGTATCTTGGCAGGTCCTAAAAACAGTTGAGTACGTGCCTGAATCAGTTGCACAATCCGATCGAGAGAATCTCAGCAGAAGGCTACGAAGAAGAAAAAATCGTGAGCTAACAGGAAGCATAGATGATGAAATTTTGAACATCTATAATTTAACTGACTTTTATAAACTCGAAACTTGTATGGATGAAATTCAAGTATATGCCCATATTAAACCATGATAGTAATGGCGACATTTTGGCGGCAGAGCATTAAAAGCCTATAAAACGGACAAACACCAAATAACATTAACAATATGTTTTCAAAAGAAATTTACTTTTTTGTTATAATAAAAATGGTATGTAGGAATTTCGGACGCGGGTTCAACTCCCGCCAGCTCCACCAAATATAACAAGGGGTTACGTGAAAACGTAGCCCCTTTTTAATGTCCAGTGTCCACTTAGCGTCCACCTAAGATCAGGTGACCAGATAGGGATAAAAAATGCCAACACCTGAAAGTTTGTGGAAAATTCTGGCTTCACCCATTTCGACAAAGACGGCTGTTAGGTATGGATTCCTCTCTGTAGCAATTGTCCTTTCTATCCGCTTTATACTCCCAATACTTAAGGACATTGCGCCTCTAACTGAACAAGACTTGCCGGGGTATTCCTATGCAGCGCATTTTGCTCTAACGATTTTGTTTTCACTTATTGCGGAAACTCTAACCTTTGAACTAGTAGCTTGGATGTATCTCAAGCTCGAAAAATTCATAGAAAGGAGGAAATTAAGAAAAGAACTCGCCCGCAAACAAGAGATTGAGAGCAAGGAAATCAAGAGAATCCAAGAAAAGTTTATTGAAAATTTCATACTGGCATGGCCCCTCATAGCCCCCCGCTATAAATATTTTGTCTATGAGCTACGAAGGGGCCACAAGGGCTACTCAGATACGAATTCGGCCATCAATTACCTTAGACAACAAGGTTGGATTCACCCAATAACTGAACTACCTTATAGCCATTGCCTTTATCGGTTAGACGAACTCATTTTTGAAGCCCTAAATAGGATAGAGTCA